AACCGCTCTTGTAAGATAGCACTTGTGCTGCGGCAGCAATTAGATGTGAAAGAGCTGAAGATCTATTATTATCAGTATAAACCCTTGTTCTTCCAGATCTTACAGTTTGATATATGTCTGGCCAATTTGTCTTGACACTTTCTACGTCAACGTAACAGATGTTGTCTTTTATGTACAAGTTTCCGTAACTTGAAACATCCTTGACTCCCTGGCTTGTTTCTACTGCAGTCGATATATTAGTTGCAGTTAATAAAATATCGTGCGAGGATGATACAAACCTAATTGATGCATCGCCACCATTAGACCCAGTAAAAGCAAACCCTGGCAAGTCTGAATTAACGTTTGATCCAGATAGTATGTCAAAATTATATTCTGCTATACCAAAATCTCTAGAAGCGCCAGAGCCAGAAATGGTAATACTCTTCGAAGAGATTTCTGAGAATGTTACATTTTTACCTTCATCGACCGGTGGACCAAAAGCAGAGTGTCTATCATACATTATAAGATCCTTGTTTCTCAAATAAACCCTCATCTTATAATCAGTGCTCGCTTTGGTTGTTATCTCAACTTCGTCAGATTCTATCGTTGCAACCTTGGAGTCCTCTAAGAAAAACTTAACTGTCTCTGCGCAAAAATTGTTTATTGCTAATTTGTAAGGTAGCAAAGTTTTCTCTAGTGGTTTTGCAACAGAAAACTCAGCAGCGTTGAGTAGTCTTTCTGTTCTTCCCTCATCAAGCTTTCCAAACGTAAATGGATAATCAAAAACCCTAGAAGTCTCCGAGTTGCCATAATAGATACTTGCGCTGGGGTGTGGCTCATTATCTACTATTTTCACTCCCTTTAGTTGATCTGGGTTTAGGAGGTCATCAAATGTGACTCTTCTATACACAGAACCACTCAACCTTGGTATACCAGACTCTACACTTGATACTGTATTCGAAACAATTGAACCAGTAAATAAAGTCAACGACTGTAGTGAACTATCAAATGATTGTATGGGGAACTGTTGAGACGCTATTGATGTTGCAAAACTTGAAGCCGCAGTAAAGTCGCTAGTTGATCCAAATAGCGGATAATCAACAGCTAGTCCAGACTTAATAGAATTGAACAAGATTCCTGGTGCAAATAATGGCTTCATAGACTGTTGCATATTTGCACGAATCTTTCTTTCAATAAGATTTAAGATTCCAGAATCTGCTTGAGGTAATCGAGAATCTTCACCGGTGTTCCTAAAACTAAACTCTGGCATATAACCCTTCGCAAACAACTTAGATATCTGCATGACACGCTCTGCAGGATAGAAACCATAGTATGGTGTAAATTTCATTGCTGCCTGACACTTCAATGTTAATCTTAGGGGATCCAGGTCGTTCGAGGCGTTTTCATCAGAAATATTTTCCAGGACTAGTCCAAAGTACTTCATAAAATCAGAAGTTGCATATGTTTTATAAAAATTAGACCCTATCGAAATATTACCGTCTGCATCTTGATATAGGGCACCGGTAAGAGATAAATAATTGTTAGCTATGTTTGTAGATATCTCGTATTTTCCACCATAGTTATTCATCGTGTCTTCTACAAACTCGCTAATTCTAAACTCCGGAACAATGGTATGATCTTGCCCTAAGACTCTTATTGATTCTCTATGGTCACTATAAGAATCCGCAAACGGCCTACTATTTGATTGTTCTGCTGATTGCCACTTGGCCTCACCAGCGAGATATATGTTTGAACCATAGGTTTGTGGAATTCTTCTGTTGTATACTGGAGCTGGTGGTGGCGTACCATGTACAGTGTTTATACCTAGACCAAAAATACTATAGTCGTTCTGCAAGGTTCCTTCTCCATATATGCCCTGCAACCTGTTCTCCATGAAGTCTTCCCCGTCTATGAAGTACGATGAGGTTATCGATAGCGGTGCAACATCAAAGTTTTGTCTAGAATCCAAAGGCCAAGTTGACGACTGTATGTGATGGTATCTAGATGGGAAAAGCGTAGAATTTGAATCAACAGCGTCAACAAACATTGAGTTTGTTTCTTTATAATTGTCCTTAGATATAGTTATCTGTGGGTAGATTTGTCCTCCGACTCCTCCTTGTACTAGCGAATCATTGTAAATGTTCGAACCAGTTAGAAGCAATACTCTATTGTCTCTATTTGAGTTCCACCCAAAAAACTTAAAGTTCTCACGTAATCTTACTTTTTCAAGATACGTATTTTCTTCTCTTGGATATATGTTTTCTACGTAATTTAATTCTACCGTAACACCATCTGACACTGATACGTCTCTTTGTATATTGAACAATAAGTCATCAAATTCATGTTCGTAGACTTCATCGATTCTTAGTTTACTATTGAGCTCTGGGTTTGCAAACTTGGTCATCTCATTTTGGTAAGTTTGCCTCAATAGAAATAATCTATTATCAATTGATCTTTCTGATACACCATCTTCTTCTGGTCTGTTAGTTGTGAGCAGGCTGTAAGTATCGTCTTCAAAATTCCAAGCCGCTTGCTCTTCTTGTTGTGTCAAGAAAGCATCTTCGTTTATAATTCTTATTCTCTCATAAGACAGCCCACCTGCAATATTATTGTGCAACGTTACGGTCATTGGGGCAAACCTGTCGGTTACCATTGGTTCGGTATAGTTTTGAATCGTCCTATCGGTAGTCCTCTTTGTGTAGTCATTGATGTTTGCTAATTTAGAATTTGAGTCAAACTCATATACCCCTCTAGAACTGGGAAATAATTCAGACCCTCGAACAGATATTGAAATGGTATTTTCTTTTATGTGTTTTCTAGTTATCGGATTTTCATACCCTCTTATCTGCTTCCAGCTTGATAATGACACTGGAGAAAGAAGTGATTGTAATTTATATCCTTTTTCTAAAACTTTTTCTTCTGATGAAATAATGTTCTCTGAAGAGTTAACAGTAAAGCTAGAGTCTAGTGGATTCAGCTTTATTCCTGTTGTGCTCTTTTTCACAAATATTCTATCGTCATCCCATTGGAGCGTTCTATAGTTATAAGTATCAGCTGCCGGCGTGCCGCTTCGATTAGAGGAAGAAGATAAAGCTATGCCAGCAATAACATCGGTTATTTTATTTGAGTCTGCTTCTATATCTGCATAGTCGAGTACCTGTGTCGTTGATCCTGATAAACTGTACTTATCGTCTCTACCTGATCTAGCTGATGGCACGAAGAATGCCAAACTATCTTTGTAACTAAGGTCGTCATAATTTGGCCAATGAGACCAGTTTGGATAATTTTTTGATACCGATAAATTATATGCTTCCAGAACCTCTGTCTGCGAAAGTTTCTTTGAGAATATTGTCGGAGCAACAATTTCACCGTAAAAACAAGAAGCCCCTCTAAATCCATAGTATTGATCTGCCGGGTCGTTGGTGATCTCATTATTCTTTATATATTTACTGTGTCCAACATTTATTGGCTGTGTCGCTGAAGCCGATAGATTATATCCAGTATGATTTAACGATCTATTTACATAACTTGTATATAAATCTGAGTTAGTGCTTGTTTGCGCATTCCTCAACAAGCGACCATTGACAAACATGTTGAACCCAGTATTCGCTCCAGAGCCATCGTATGTTACCGATATATTGAATAACTTTCCTGATCTATAGAGAGAGTCAGCTAAATATGGATTCATTGCTATCTCTAAATAATTGTTGTTTGGATAAAGGTTACTATTTTGGTTTACAGCCTGTGATATAGTACCTATTGCAAACCTAAACGTGGCTAATTGTTCTTTGCCAACAATAGTTCGACCTTGGCCAACCTTTTTTCCAGCAAACAAAGACCACACCGTGTCTTTACCAAATATTTGAGCTTGGGGCCATGATGTAATTGTTCCAGTTTGAGCACCTCCGCCGGGGCTTCCCAAAAAGTCCCACCAACTTGTATTAGAAGTAACATTATAAAAATATGCATCCGAATTGCTATCTGAAAATTCTGAATCTGTGAACCCCTTTATCCAGACAGATACAGAAAACGGTTCGTCTGAACTAGATCCATCTCCAAACCCCAATGTTGCTGTGGGATCACTTGTTAGTAATGGTCCAGAATATAGTGTTGCTAACTTGCCACTAAAGACGCTTGTAGCAGATGCGCTAATCATTGATCTAAACATTAGTGTGTTAGCGGTGAGATCCTCTGATTGCCTATGGTAGCTTCTATGAAAGCTCGAAGTTGCAAATCCAATCTGATCCGATGAGGAGGATCCGTTACCCAAACTGAATTCATGGACGTATCCAAAATTATTATTTCTTGCGACAAAGTTATAAACACTGTCACTAACAGATGCAGTTATCCAAGAATATTGGTAATCACTTTGTGGTATCATGTGTTGTACAAAGTTGTTGTCATACTTAAAAATATTCCCAGCTGAACCAGTTGTTCTGGATGGGTTCCTGTTTGTCATGTGCAGTGAGGCCATTTGAGATGTTTGTGCTCCGTTTCCTCCGGCAAACTGCTCTATTGAAGCTGTCGTTAGGTACCCTCCATTTGCTTCTGTTATTGTTGTGTTCCCTAGTGTTCCAGCAGTTGATTGCTTCAGAATAACACTAGTTCCGTATGGTCCACCGACTGTTGCAGTAATCTTTCCAGCGTGGCCCGAGGGATGATTTATTGCTTGCGCCAAAGAATCAGCTATTAGTTGGTAAGTATCCTGTCTTCCATTCAGCCCGGGCTGTGCATTGAACTGGTTTAGTGTAAAATCTGGAGTACCAGAAACGCCAGTATATGTTACCGATGTGCCATCTGTAGATATTATTTGATATGTTTGCCCGACGCTTGGTCTATTGTACCAACCTAAAGGATTGGTCGAAAAATAGTGACCAGGAAAACCGATAGAAGCTGATGCTCTAGAGTTTAATATGCTTTCCCTTCCGCTATCTACTGTTGCAAATTCACTACTAAATTTATTTAGAGCATCTCTAACTGTTCTATTTCTATAATTCAACGTGTTATATAAAGAGTACTCATTTGATTCGTAATTGTTAGCAAAGTAACCTGAAGTTTCAGGGCCGCCCGGTGAGGAAAACTTATTGACTATAATTTGTTCTGATGACCTTACTGACTCGAACTGATTTTTATAATCAACCACATCCATAGATGGAGAAGCATTTATAAGATATTCAGTATCCGTAACAGTATCAGAAGAAAGCGAGGTAGCCGTATATAGCGAGACACCTGCTGATGATGAACCATGGTTTGATCCAACATAGTCTCTTATTCCATCCGTATCTGTTAGTGTATCTATACCATCTCCCATTTTCCACCAAGAGACAATATCACTGTATGTCGTCAGAGACGCTGCATTCACAACTGCGTTCCCATTATAAACTTCAGTAACTTCCACAGCTGAAAGTTCTTTATCAAACAATATTACGTCTGCTAATTTGCCTTTAAGTTCATACCTGGGGTCGTCACTTAGTATACTTGCTCCAAAATACAAATTACCAGTGTCGTTCCCCATGGCGTCGTAATTTATATTATTATTTGATGACGGGCCAAAAGGACCCATAGAGCTACCATTAAGATACATTGTCATCCCAGTGTAAGCAGCGCTCCCATCATAAGTTACAACAACATTATACCAGGTATCCGTTACCATTCCAGCAGCAAAAGACTGTCCATACGTAATGTAGGATTGAGAATCTGCATCATATATGCTAAGTCGTAAGTCATCATTGACAATAGTAACTTTCCACTCTGTAGAATTACCGTCAGCTCCTTTATGTAGTAGTGTGTGCACGCCCATATAAGAAGCTGTAACCATAAACCAAATTGATAAACTGAACGGGGAATCTGTGGCACTGTCTCCAAAAGATAATGAATCCGCATCATCAACACTTATGTATTGATCTGTCCCTATGTTTAGGGCATATTCATTTATGCTATAGCTATTGTTGATAGGGTTGAAGAATTGACCATCGAGATCAACAATTCTAGAGTTATTTTGTGTTCTACCTGCTGTTTGAACTATCTCATAGTCTTTATTGTAGTTACCCAAAATACTACTAGCTGTTGTGTGTTGTATGTTTTTGAACACATAACTTGGCTGATATCCTAAATCTCTGTGAAACATTGACTTTGGTTCGGATAAAGATGCAGAAGTTAGAATCAATTGATTTGCAGCCGCAGTAAGATGATAAGCCTCTGGTCTATCCGCAGATGATGTTATGCCAAACTTAACTTTTCTGTGTGGCATGCCGCCGACATGTTGTCTAGTAAACGGCCCTTGAAGTGATTGCTCCCCATGAATACCAATATCTAAATGGTTGTTTGCAATCTTCATGTTTTCTTTAAACTGATCAAGATCCACACCAACAGAAGAACTTATCATAGTGAACGGAAACATCATATCAGAATCTGCATTTAGATAACTATCTTTGCCTTGTATATTTGTAGGTCCGCTGTAGTGTTCTACTTTATTTGGATCTAGAACATCACTACAAGGTATAAGTTCTTGTAACCTATCTGAATCTAGTGTTATGTTTCCTGCTTTTGTTGACGCCTTGTAAAGGTCTGGGTTTTTGTTCGTCTCTCTATTGAACCCTGCCTTGACGGGTGTTGATTGCTCTACACCAAAACGATAAGGTCTGCTGAATCTTCTTATTGCATATGTTGAACCTGAAACATCTGACGTTATAATTCTGTTCAATGTTTGTCTGTTATCGTTATCTCTCTCACTTCTTTCTTTCTGCCACAAGCAGTTCTCATTCTCATCTCCAGATAAAGGAGCATGTCCGTGTTCCCAATCATATAATAATTCATTCACACCAAGAATATTTGTAGGCTTTGTTGTTGGATCCTTGTATTCAAAGTTTGGTGGCTGATACTTGTATTTGCTTCTCTCAAGCATGTGTGATTCTACAACATCTCTTATCCTACCTGCAAAGTGTGCACTTGCAGGAACTAACTGTTGTACAAAATGACTTACAGAGGAGTCTATCCATCTGTAGTAGTCCACAAACTTATCAAGGTCAACATCGTTCTCTACGTTTTGAAAAAACTTTTCTTTTAGTTTTTCCATAGCCTTGTATTCTTTTCTATACTTGTTTACTGGTTCTCCTATTATATTACTCATTCCAGTAACACCAGCAAAGAATTTTATCATCTCTTTTGAGATGACCTGGTACATACTCTTCTCAAAGGAGTAAAAATATGTAACTGGTCTACTATCTGATTCAAACTTTTCAAGCTCTGTGTTCTTGACTTTGACCCTATCACTAGAATATACATTGTCAATTGGAGCATACTCTACAGAAGCCACAAAGTCTTGTGCAATGGCGCTGCCAGTAGCACTAAAGCCAGATGCATGACCGTTATATCTAAATCCAACTATACTTCCTGAGACAGTAGAAGCGCTACCACTAGTATAGTCCGTTACAGTTAGTGTCCCTCCAGCTGATGATGAGTAGTGATTCTCAAATTGCCACCTTAAAATTAGAGAGTCTGATGATCTTAGATTTGACCCATCATCAAAGTTTGAAATGTGGTCCGGGTTTGTTCTTCCGTAGATTGATGGATTTTTAGCATGCTCTTTTAATTCGTCTTCCGAAAGACCGTCGAGCCATACATTCATACCCAACAACCTAATGTCTGTGCTTGTTAGGTGGGATCCGCTAAAGTTTGTTTTATGAGATCCTGCATAAACTGCTCTATCTAATCTTGAAAAGTCTTCATATTGTTGCCGTGTTATACTTGACGTAACATAAAAACTATTCTTCAAGACGTCTAGGTCGTAGTTATACCCTGCAAATTCTACTTTATAAGTTCCGGAACCTGATAGTTTATTGAGGCCAAAATCTATGTCTCCCTTCTTTGCAACTCTTACTGATATGTTCCAATGAGATGTGTCATATACATCTGGAATATAACTTGAAGATATTGCTTGGAACGTTCCGTTTGAAGACGTTAGGAAAAAGTAACCATCTCCCTTAGTATCGTTTCTTCTTACAAAGTAAGTTTGGAAACTAGCATTATCACTGGTGTGCCAAGTTAGAGCGTCGGAAGACCCAGAAGCGCCATGGACCGAGTGCATACCAAACAAACTAGCTGACTGCAGCGTCGTATTTAGAGATGTCTGGTCTGGGAAAATTATATTTGCTTCTACAGTTATTGGTTTTGGAGTTGTAGAGCCAGTAAAATATCTTTGCTCTTGATACAAATTATTTGATGCTGTTTGATACAACGTTCCTTTGTAATTTTCATTTGCAAAGTTTAGAGATTTTTGCTTTACTGTTGTATAGACTGGTTTTTTCTCTATCTTATAAACTTCGTTATTTCCATATACATTTAGTTTTATAAGTTCGTCGTCGATACCGAAACACCTTATTATATTTCTAAAAGACCTTTCAGTGCCCTTAGTGTTATAAATGTGTATAAGGTTAGAGTGTATATTTGATAAAATGGCACTCTTTACTTCGTGTAGGTTTTGTTCAAAGTTGAGTTCCTCTGTTCTACTAAGAAATGTCTCCATTAGGCTAGATTTTGAAAAGACATCAGTAGTGACCATACCAAAGTGCTCGAGCACTTGTGAAATCCAAGGCTTGTATTTTGAGCCATTGTATTCGTGATCAAACGTCCCTTCACATCCAAGAAGAAAGTTATTTGTATCACTGCTTTTATGAATCCCAGTCTTATCAAAAAAGTCTTGGTAGTTATAATCTTTTATCTTTGGAAGAAATTTTATCTTCAAAAACAAATCATCTAAAGTAGAAGATATTATCTGAACAAGCTCTGCCATCAAGCCGGTGCTGTCTTCAGACATAAAATAATGTGGCACAGTGTTAGCCAAGGAAGATGGATTATTAATATCGTGTGATTGACCAATTTTCTTTAGTTTTTCTATCGTTGCTTGAACTCTGGAGTTTGATGGATTTATTATGGGATCGCCAGGTTCTAAGTAATTTTGATCAGGTAAATTTTTTGACAGTTCTATACCAGATGACGACGATCTAAAAGTAGAAGACCACCCAGTCACAGAACCGTTATTGATCCTACCAGAATAGTCTAAAATAACTTTGTCGTCCGTCTCTACTCCAGTGGAGCCCTCGTTGAATTTATAGTACAATCCCAAGTTTGGGTTCGTGTTGTCTAGGTCAGTTCCACCATGCACTGGTCTATACCAGTTTAGTGCTATCTGTTTTTCGTCTCTGGCAGTCTTCCAGTACCTAAACTCGTCTAAAGAAGCTGAGAGTTTTCCATAACCTATCTTTCCGGATCCGTTAGATGCTGTTGCGAGTGACCCGATTGTTCCAACAAAGTTCCTATCGATAGAACCAAAGGTAGAAATAGATTCGCTATTTGTGTCTTCTAATGTTCCGTCAACATATAATTTTGATACAAGACTTGAGCCGCTATGTAGTACCGTTATTGCATAGTGGTGCCACTCGTTGTCTGCTACCGATGACTTACTTATACTGGATCCGATAACCTGGTCTGTTATACCAGTGGTTCCAGACACATAGGTCAACTTAAATGGAGAACCAGATGATACGCTAGAGTCAAGAGACACCATAAATCTGCCATAGGTAGATGAGCCAGAAATAGCTCCAGAAGTGTGTACGTCAAATATGACTTCCTTAGTTGTTAGAGAAGAAACATAATCACGCTTCTTGAGCCAAAACTCTGCTGTGTTTCCGTAACCTCCATCTATCTTTAGGTTATTTTCTCTTTTTTTCGATGAATTAAATATTGTCCCACTGTGGGGCCCGCCGACAAAATATATGTACTCTGGGTTCGAAGATAATCCATAATCGCCATCTGATGCTGTTTGTGTACCCCAGCCAGCACTCGAGAAAACAACATGCCCCTTTTCTTTTGGATATTCACTCTCAAGAACATGTAGATCCATGTATGATGCAGTTAGAGTCCACTCCATTTTCTCGGCTTTTGATCCATCGTAGGGGTACGTCTTATAAATCCTCTCTATAGAGTCTTTATAGTATCTTTCGGCAGAACCATAAAAACAGAAAGTCTCTGGGCTCGTATAATCAATCTCTGGAATGTATCTGGTTTTTTGCTTTATAAATGCTTTTACAAAACGCTCAGACTCAGCATGTAACAGGTAGTCATCTGAGTTTGTTGGTTTTAGAAGGTTTTTCCCGCCTCTATCAAACAATTCTTGCTTCTTTACGGAATCAATTAATGTTTTTTTTTCTTTATTATTTAGGAATTTGTTTCTATAATCTGTCATTGATCAACTCTGAACTTGAATCTTTCTTTCTGCTCTATATAATTATTACCATCTTTATATAAAAAGCTTATCTCATATAAATAGTTTGGTTCTAAAATTGACATATCTAAATCGAAATAAGAACCGCTAGCATCATAAGAAAGTGCAGAGTAATATGGTGAACTCCCTGTTGAAAAATTTATAATTGTGAGATCATCTGCCACTCTGCGAACTTTGTAGTAGGCATCTCTTATTGTATCTATTGGTGCCGTTTGTGTAGCTACCGTATAAATGTTTGGTTTCCAATTTTTATTTCTAGTATAAACCCTAAATGTGGCAGTCTCGTTAGAGCCATAGTGCTTCTTTAGGTTTGTTATGTTTACAAGGTAATTTGGAATATCGTAAGCTGTATAGGTCTTATCGTTACTGATAGTAAATGCTGAGCCTGTATACAAGCCAGTATAAACATGTGAGTCTGGTGCCGTATAATCATGTCTCTTCCACACATCTCTAAGAGTTGTTTCACTACCAGAATATGCAAATGTCGCCTTGTAGATTCCTGTAGAGACTTTACTAGCAGTCACATAGGTTTGAGCAACACCATTGTGTGTTACAGTGACCGCAGTCTCTGAACTACTTGGTATAAATTGAACCACCAAATTCGATCCAGTATTTGGAATGTTCATATAACCAGTTCTTCGCTTGTTATACAGATAAATATTGTTTAGGTTTTCAGCTGCTGTCGCTAAACTAGAGGACCTAATTATATTTGATCGATCATCTTTTATTGAGTCGTCCCAACGAGCCTCTATAACAGGCCTTTTGAAAAAGTACTCACTTGTTCTCGAAAACAGTTTTTTGGTGTAAAATGATTTCTCCAAAGAAGAGTCTTCATATGCTCCTGATAATTTTAGCAATACACCGCAGTTTTCTAAACCCTGGCCTCCAGCAAATGAAGAACTTAGTGCCGTAAAATACGTTTGAGTATTCGACTGACTAAGCGCCAAGTTTCCGGCGAACCCACCAGTAACCTGAGTCAACCTTAAATTGTATCCATCAATTGAAGCAGTTATTACACCTGCATAATTGCTTAGTATACTATCACGCAAATTTGATATCGTCTCTGGAATCCCTCCACCAACTGAGCCCGTTACAACATAGATGGTGTTAGTCGTACTTGATCCCGTTGTTTCATGGCGATGTGTAAAGATGAATTTCTTTTCTTGTGCTCCATAGCCCCTGATTATGACCCAGCTATTGTTTTCAGGCTGGCTTGAGTCACTAAAACTTATAGCACCTGAAGCTTGCACATAGTTAGATTTATATGATTTTATCCATTCCTCTACAAGTCCAGTGACATCCATCTCTACATCTTCTATCCCAACTGGAAATGTTTGGGTGTAGTGCATTGGTATTGGATTGTTAGAAACAAGACCGGTGTTGATAAAACTACTTCCAGTGTTTGACCAGGCTGCCCCGACGGAGCGTGATAACCAGTTACTAGCATCAGAATCAAGATAACTTTCCATGTCAAGACCTCTGCCTTCGTCCCATGTCTGAACAAGCGGATGAAGCGATAGGGTAAAGTTTGATGGGGTGGTTTGGCCATGTTCTGCATTTCCAATCCTAACAATAAAGTTTACGCTTCCAGAAGCAGGGATTATCTCATTGTCTCTATCTTGTGATATGCTAGATACTGGAAATTGTGCTATTATTCTTGATCTTTCTAAAGAAGACGAGTTTGATTGCCCAAATATTGAAAACAATTCAAGCACGTCTGATGCACCCATGTTTGATGTGGTTGCTCTATTTGATAAATTTTCCTTGAATGCAGTTGAAATAACATTATCTTTTGTTGCGGTATATCTTTTTATGGTCATTATCTAACTGTTCCTGTTATGTCTGATCTAAACTTTATTTGCCAGATACAATTATGAGGTATATATATGACTCTGCCCTCTGGCGATGTATTTGATGAAATATCATAAAAAAAGCTACTATGATTTACGCTTGTTTTTGCTGATACCTTCACATTTATAACATCTAGCACCTCGTCAACTTCTTTGAGTATCCTAAATACTTCTGTTAAATAAAATGGCTCGCCAATTTCTGACTGTGTTTCTGTGAGTTGTCTATAAATTTCTTCTTTTGCTAAGTTGAATAAATAATTTTTGTTTACGTTATCATTTGCAAGAATCTCAAATTCTATGCCAAGGTCTAAAATAGTTGCATCGAGAATGTCCAAACTGTCATTTACCATTCTCACGGAGTTTAGCCAGGTCTTTAGGTTCTTTTTCAGGGCAGAGCTTGATGTTTCCAACTTTCCACTAGATGACTCAGATATTATAAAGAGATTCATGTTTCTCGTGAGATCATTGTCATCACGATAAATTGCCGCTCTTTTTACTGCGCCGAAATTCGCCGGCATTGCATAAACAGAAGAGATATAATCCTGTATCGTTACTGCTCTTCCTTGAGTCGCAAAAAGCGAAGCTGCTCGATGTTTGATTTCTTCTGTGGTTGGGGACGAAATATCTCCGTTTATTGGTTCTTCATTATATACCTGCGTATTGCTCAAAATATAATTTATTTTTGATGTCTGTAAGTTTTGAACATTTCTAAAATCTATTATAGCATTGTCAAGATTTACTATGGTTCCTGCGGCAGCATTAACATTATCTATGGTATTAGTCCTATAACTTACTGTTAGTGTGGTGTTAACAGGCGCAACTCCAAGCTTTTCAGTTGTCATTAGTTTACTTGGATCGAATGTTGCGTCTGAAATATAGTTTTTTCCTGTTACCTTCAGAGCTACATCAGATGGATCTGCTAGTTTATTTCTTTTTATTTCGTCTTCCGATCCAAAACCAAAAACAATATAAGTCTTTGACCCGTCTCTTTCAACTATAAATCTTCTTGGTACAGGATACGCCTTCATAATTGACGGAGCCTTATTATCAGGATTTGAATCAATTGTGTTTATTACTGATCTATATACTACATTTTGCGACAAATAATCAACTTCATAGTATTCGTTACCATTGGAGTCTACTACAGACAAAATCTCAGATACACTGTTTCCTGGCATTTCTAATTTTCTGAATCTCTTGAAATCTTCAATATTAAATATGGTTTGCTGATCTTGTCCCGAAACCACTTGACCTTGAGCCTTTATGATATAATAAGTTGTCTTTGATCCATCCTGAGAAACCTCACTGCCCACAACTTCAACGTTTTCCGAGAAGAATTCAATATCTTCGTTCAGAGTAAAAAGATTTCCTCCCCTCGTTGATAAGGTTGAGCCCTTTCTAAGTTTTGGCAAATAGTCTAAATCTGGCCCAACATTTACCGAGTCTGCAGGAACTGGCATGTATATATCTACTGTTCCCACTGAGCTTTTGTTTGGCGTATGTTTGTATCCGAGCTGTTTTGCGTGCATAAGCACATTGTCGTACTCTAAACTTGTATCTATAAAGGATTCGTTTGCATTATAGTCTAGGTAAAATGATAAATTATCTCCAACGTAGGAAACTAAGTCGAGCACTAGCGATCCAAATGATGCCTCATTGAAATCTTTGTATGTATCTGGATAATATCTTTTTGCATAATTTAGTAGGTCTGTCTTTATTCTACTAAAATCTCTGCTTGTATAGTCTACCGGTACTACTTTTTTTACCATATTTTTATGCGACACCTGTAAAAGGAGCCTCTCCTACGTTTAAAATAATTAGATCTTCTTCTGATAATGGTGTGATATTGTACCTAATAACCAGTTTTATTTCGTTAGAATCTACTAGTTTGTTTCCATACCCATCTTCTTCAATAAACTCACTTGATACCTCAACAAAGGGAAGATATTTTGCAAATTGTTGCTTTATTGTTTCGTGCACAGCAGATATTTGCGGAGATGGATAATTTTCAAACAAAAATCTCCTCACTCCAACTCCTAATTCTGGATTGCCTGGCCATTCGCCAGGTGAAATATTTAATAATGTTATAATGTTCTGCTTCACTGTTTCTTTTAGATCTGTTATGGATCTATACGGACCGGTGATATCTGAGTATTGTAGGGGATATTTTGGCTGGTACATATCGAATCCTCTCAAACTCTAACTAGTATGTTATTCATCTTCTTCTACACACTCTGGAAGATTTCTTGGAGACTCGAGTCCCTCGTCCTCATAAGCGCACTCCATCTTTCTTCTTCTGTCATCTGCTAATACTGGCGTGGAGAGTGCCAATAGTGTAAATAGTGACACTGGCTGACCGTATCTTCCATTTGCTCCGATTGCAAATTTCTCTAAAGCCCTCGTCCACTTCTCGCTTGGCTTTACGTCTATGCCCTTGCATGGTATTTGAAAGGCATAGTTTGGATCAACTAATGGCATGTTACCACCCACTATATAAGACATCAGCTTGTCAACTGTCTCGGCCATTGGTCTGGGGTTGAAACGAAGCAAGTCTGTAAGTGACAGCACCAAATCTATCGGAAATGTAATATTTACAGGCGCATATGTACCATTCGGGCCCGGGTTCTTTATGCCTAGATCTATTTTTGTATCTTTAGATTGGAATGTAATTACATCTCCAGTGTCCATATCTCCTGTCCAGGCAAAGCCATCAAGTTGACAGCTTAGCCAGTAATCTTTAATTTCTTTATAAGCGGGGTCCAAATTGTCTGCTATGCCTCTCAGTACAAGTGATGGGAATTTCTTGATCATTTCCCATATCATTTCTGCTATCATTTTCACGAATTTTTCTAAATCAGGAACCGTAAAGCACTCATCAAGACCCTTGGATCCTATTGAATCGTCAATCATGTTTCTTATCTCTGAAGCTGAAAATACCTGTCCAAACTTATCTTGTATTTTACCTTCATACGAGGTGCCCTTCAACATCAGACCAAATACAGACGACAATATTTCTCTAGTTGGGACTAGGACATTCGGCATGCTGTTGTATCCAGCCAACATAGCCATTCCGTGTGCGGTAAGTAATGAAGCATATAACTTATCTGGAAAGCACAGCCTGGTATAAACATCATACTCTTGTGTTTCAGTTAGAGATTGTTTCATGAAATCATCCATTGAGTAAAGCACATCTTCAAAATCATCACCAAGTGACCAGCAACTGAACGATTCAATCTTTGCTTCATAAGATGCTATGTTATTACAAAATAGATAATCCTCTCCATTGTGCATCAACCCTAACCTTTCTTCAGTCTGAAACTGGTTTATTGATCCAAAATCTTTTAGTTTGTCTAGGTACTGGTCATTCCATTCAGAAGTAAATACAGATAGTGGATTGGTATTGTGGACCAATCTTATTCCTGTATATATTTCACTATTTCTTATTATGTTTATTATTGTTTGATTACCTTCTGGATCAAAGGATGAGTGACCAAAGAGTATATTCGATATATCGTCATAAATGTCTAATCCAGCGGGCCCCAATGCTGCTTGGTATTCCTGTGATACTTGTCTTGCCGCTTGTTTGCATCCTTTTAGGTTATTGTATAAGCCTTCTGCCCAGCGTCTTGTGTTGTTTATTATTGTTTTATTTGTGTTACCGGGGATTCTTGAAAATAGACCCACATTCTCTATGCCATTACTTAGACCATAATATTCATCCAAATTTGCCAATGCCTTTGTAAAAGGTGTTTTACTATAATACATGCCGTAGCGGGCGCCCGGGTTCCAATCGTCATGATCAGTAGGAATAAAATACATAAGACGATTCACAGTAAAATCAAAATAACTATCAGATACTGTTTGGGGAGTTGGGCCCTGATTTGTTGTTGGCAATGTGACACTAATATCGACTTCTGGATCTCCACGTTCGAGGGGGTTGTCGTTGTATATCAGCTTCATATCCCAAATTAGGTTCCAGAATACGCTAGCTATTGTTGGTCGGCCTCCAGCATTAAGTTCAGTTGCATCTTCTATGTATTGATTGATATTATCATTTGCGCCAAGTCTAGTAAAAAAGGTGCCTAGATTAGTTGCGTACTTATTGTGTTTTCCTATAAATTGACTTTGATAATCTTGGTCTTCAAAATATCTATCTCCAAATATTCGTTGAAGAAATCTGTGCTGTTTTCTTGCAAAATTTCTTAGTGTAGTAAGTCTTCTTACCTTGTCTAATGCTATTCTTATTATTGGAGATCTTATTTGCCTATCTTCTCTTAGAAGCTCCGGCACCACATTGTCTGGTCCGGATCCATAGATCTCTCTGACCTCTGCCACATTGAATGTTGGATTTTTCTTAGTTTCTTCCTGTGCGTGCTGATGTATGAGCTCGAGGACATGCCAGTCGTAAGTCCTTCCATCCCTATAAAATGGACTTCCTCCAGCAGTTAGGAAACTTTCTTGAATTGGTAACTGATGTATTTGTCGTTTCCCTGGGTTGTTCGTTATTTGAACATCTCCATTTGGTCCTACTTGTAAAGTAGATGGAGCACTAGGGTATGCAAATTTTGCCATATCATTATCAGAATAACCTTTAGTGTTGTATGTATAGCCCCAAAATGAATCTGATCTTCTTGCATTATACCATGTAATCAAGTTAGCTAGAGCCCGGGCTTGGTTGGTCGGCGAGAAGCCTAAAGTTTCTTGGGGAAGTCCTATTGAATTAAAGTGTTTCATATAATTAGAATAATTATTTTGTCTAAGGATCTGCGCCGCCAAGCGTTCTTCCTGCTGTAGAAGCTCTCTACCTCGTAGGTTATATTGAGTTGAGTATATTTCTTTCATACGATCGTATGAAACATCTGAATATTTATCCGGCGAGTCAACATTCAACAAATATCCCCTGTCTAAAGAAAACAGCCTATCTAATTCAGCTTGATCTATGGTAAAATTACCAGTTCGCTCATCTGCTTCAATTTGCGATGC